ATGCCTTCGGAGAGCAGTTCCATTGTGTCAAACGCAACAAATGGAATCGAGCCACCTAGAGACTACTTGTCCGTTAAAAAATCAAAGAAAGGACCCCTTAAGCAGATTGTTCCTGGGTTTCCCCACCTAAAGAACAAGTACACATTGCTATGGGATATGGAATCCAATGAGGGTTACATAAAGATCGTAGCAGTAATGCAGAAGTTTTTCGACCAAGCGATCAGTGGTAACTGGAGTTATAATCCAGAGAACTATCCTGATAACGAAGTCCCTATGCAAGTAATGGCTATGGACTGGTTAACCACATATAGATATGGATGGAAGACTTCTTATTATCAAAACACATATGATGCTAAGAAGGACGTTGACGAACCTTCACATCCAATAGGATGGAAGGATAACATTTCAGAAGGAGAGCAATCTCTTGATGAACTAATTAATGAACTCGCTACTGTGGAGGATGACTGTGAGTCCTGCAAAATCTGATGTCCAAGGTGTGACTGTATTCAATCGTGAGATTCACGACAATGCTAAACAACCAATGTTCTTTGGTAAACCCTTGGGTGTACAGAGGTACGATGAGTACAAGTACCCTGTATTTGATAAGTTAACAACACAAATGTTAGGTTATTTCTGGAGACCTGAAGAAGTTTCATTACAGAAAGACAGAGCAGACTATACACAGTTAACTTCAGCACAAAAACATATATTTACAAGCAATTTAAAGTACCAGATACTACTTGACTCAGTACAAGGACGTGCACCTGGTATGGCATTCTTACCTTACGTAGCACTACCTGAACTAGAAGGTGCTATGAATGTATGGCAGTTTATGGAGACTATCCATAGCAGATCATACACTTATATTATTAAGAACGTATACCCAGATCCATCAGAGGTCTTCGATACTATTCTTGAAGATGAAAGGATTATGTCACGTGCAGAGTCAGTCACTAGAGCATATGATGAGTTCATTCAACTTGCAAGTGAGTGGGGTCAGAGTAATAACTGGAGAGACGATTGGCGAGATCATATCAATGCACAATGGACTAAGAAAGATCTAAAACGTGCATTGTATCGTGCAATTATGAATGTTAATATCCTTGAGGGTATTAGATTCTACGTATCATTTGCTTGTAGCTTTGCCTTCGGTGAACTAAAGTTTATGGAAGGAAGTGCAAAGATCATTAGTTTAATTTCACGAGATGAGTCACAGCATCTTGTACTCACACAACAGATCCTAAAGTATTGGGATCAAGGTGATGATCCTGTGATGAATGAGATTATTGAAGAGGAAAAGGATAACGTAATCAATATGTTTAAGAACGCAGTCGAAGAGGAGAAGGAGTGGGCAGAGTATCTCTTTAAAGATGGTACTATGATTGGTCTTAATGCTAGACTGTTAGAGAAATATGTTGAGTGGATTGCTAACAAGCGTATGAAAGCAGTAGGTATTGCACCTATCTACGATGTACCTGCACGTAACAATCCATTACCTTGGACAGAGCATTGGTTGAACTCTAAGGGTCAACAGAATGCACCACAAGAAACAGAGATTGAATCTTATGTTGTCGGTGGTATCAAACAAGACGTTAAGAAGGACACTTTCTCAGGATTTAAGTTATGATTTTTTGGATTGGATTCTTCGTTATGTTTTTTAACGAAGGTTTTGTTATGATGAGACACGTGTCACCTTGGTTTGCAAATCGTAGACAAGGTTTCATTGATAGATTTGGTGAGAACATATGGTATAGGTTCCACGGTACATTAGATTATGTTTGGATGGGACTTGTCACATTAGGATTAATAGTTAATGGTAATAGACTGATACACATAGCAGCCTTGGTAGTCTTTTGGACTTTATCTTGGTTGATCTTTTACCTACCTAGATGGATGAAGAGATGATGTACTTAGGTGCCTATGACAATATGTACTTAGGTGAAGTTCCTAAGTCTATTAGTGAACCAGTAAAGGCAAGGTTACTACACAACCCTTATTGGCCTTGGTTTTTGCAAACAGAAACCACGTCATACGATAAGGAGTTTAGTACCTCTATACCTGATGAATTATCAAGTGAGAACCCACAGTTTATGCACACTGTACTCAATACATTAGGTGAGATAGTATCACCCGATGGATATGAGAAAGTATGTGAACCAGTATGGAAGTGGATAGTATCCAACACAAAGATGCCTGAGTTCTCAGACTTCAGAAGAATAAAAATTAATCTTGCACCTAAAAGAGAATCTAATACCCTCTACCATACTCCTCACGTTGACTTTGATCAACCACACTGGACTATCATTTACTATGTAAATGACTCTGATGGTCCAACATTCTTCTTCAAACAAAGGTACGACGGTACCAAACAAAAATTAGAAATAGAACAGAAAGTTGAACCTAGACAGGGTAGGTTCGTTCTGTTTGATGGATTGCAATATCACACGAGTAGCAATCCGCAATACAATGATATGAGATGCGTAATCAATTTCAATTACACCTCAAGTTCCTCCGACAACTTAAACAGGAGCTTAGACGTGAACCCAGAGAACCATTGACCCCAGACTTTTACAAGAAGATGCATAAGTTAAAACCAAAAGGTTCAAGACGATACAAAAAGTAGTTTTGTATACAAAAGTTGCTAAATAGTTGTGCATATGCTAACATATGCATACGTTCGCCCTTCGGGGTGCAAGTAGGTCACGGAACGGAGCGTTCATCCTGATGATTCCTATTCTATTAGCCACTTCTGTATCTTGTTCTGATGCTAGTGTTCTTATCGATAAGATAAAAACATTTAAAGTTGAGGAAGAAGTACGTGCTGAAATGATTCAGGTCGTAAAGGAAGAGGTAGAGTGGTGTAATTGGGACGCAAATGTCTGAAGGAACGGGGCTAAAAATCCTACTACTTTGGAGTAAAACAATGGCAAAAGTCATCTACCGTGGTGTCGAGTACGACACTAAAGAGTACAACGCAAGTGTTCTCGAAGAGAATGCAAAGCGTAACAGACACGATCTTATGTATCGTGGACTGAAGGTTCAAAAAGCATACGCTTAACCTGTACCACCGACTTAGAACTGTCTATGTCAGTAATCAAAGAGATCCCTTGATGGATCTCTTTTTTTGTGGTAATATATAATCTAAAGATATAAGCACCTATGAAACTATTCCTCGACTGTTCGGATCCTGATCTTATAGGTCACGCACTTGAAACTGGTCTTGTAGATGGTGTTACCACTAACCCAACTCTGATGAAGAAGTTGGGACAAGATCCAGAAGAAGTTATTAAACGTATTGCAGAGATGTTCCCTTGGGATGCATCTATATCTGCTGAGGTTGTTGGTCAGAATGCTGATGAGATGCTAGAGATGGCATCCAAATACATTAGGATCGCACCTAACATTACTATTAAACTACCTTGCTCACGTGAGGGATTGATTGCTTGTGGTGATCTAACTGGTGATGATATTTCAACCAATGTTACTCTAGTATTTTCTCCTGCACAAGCAGTTCTTGCTGCTAAGGCAGGTGCTAGTTACATCTCACCTTTCATAGGAAGGGTTGCAGATCAATACTGGGATGGACTATCTCTTATAAAAGATATCCGTAAAATTTATGATCGTAATGATGTTACAACTCAAATCCTTGCTGCAAGTATTAGGAACCCCATTGATGTACCCAATGCCTTTGGAGTGGGTGCTGACGTATGTACTTTACCGTACGACATATTCAACAAACTATTTGACCATTGTTTAACTACAGCAGGTCTAGATCAGTTTGATAAAGATTGGGCACAACTAATGGAGGATTTACTACCTGAAGATGAGTGAACTAAAAGAATTATTAAGAGAGTATGCCTATAAGAAGGGAGAATTTGTTCTCTCTTCTGGTATGACTAGTCAGCATTATGTTAATTGCAAACCATTGATCCTTACATCTGTAGGATTGAATCTTGTTTGTGATGAGATGCTTAAGTATATTGACACTGCCTGTGTAGCAGGTCTTACCCTAGGTGCTGACCCATTAGTGTCAGGTCTAGTGGTGAAAGGAAAGAGTGGTTTGATTATTAGGAAGGAACCTAAAGGACACGGTACTGCATCACAAGTAGAAGGACCATTACCTCCAATAGGAACTACCATTACTGTTGTAGAAGATGTCACCACTACAGGTGGATCATCACTCAAAGCAGTTCAAGTCCTAAGAGATCTAGAGTACCACGTTGATCGTGTTGTTACAATCGTTGACAGAGAAGACTGTGCTAAGGATAGGTTCTTGACAGAGGGTGTAGAATTAAAGAGTCTTATAACCCTTAGTGAATTATGAAGAGTGATACTCTCTTGAAGATCTACCTAGCAGCTAAGGTTAGGAAGAAACATAAGTACTCACCCCCTCGCAAGTCACACAACGTGGCTTTATACGGATGAAGTGGCAAGTAAAGTTCTTGTACGAAGGACAGGAGTATGCTATGGTAGTAGAAACTTCCTTCAAACACGAGGCTAATAAGTTAGCTAAGACTATGGTAAGGAAGATAGACGGTATCGACATTGAACCTATTGGAGAACCTACATTATGGACAGAGAAAGAGTAAAGGAAATTATCAGGCAACTGAAAACCATCACCTTCGAACTTGAATCAGAGGTCTGGTCTGACGTGGATAAATACACACAAGGACCAAACATTATGATCGGTGATGACAACGACGGAGAGTACGAATGAAAAACCTTTGGAAGGAGATTATGAGAACCCCTGGTACTACCAAGGTACAGCTTTCACTTCTGACGATATTGGCGACCAGTTCGGTTTTGTCTACAGGATTACAAATCTCATCACGGGTCGGCAATACATCGGAAGGAAGTACTTCATCCAACGTAGAAAGCCTAGAGGTGGGGTCAGGCGTGTTTCGTCTGAGAGTGACTGGAAAAAATACTACGGCAGTTCTCCAGAGCTTACAGCAGACGTTAAAGAATTTGGACGGAACTCTTTCAGCAGGGAGATCCTATCTCTACATTCCACAAAAGGAAGAGTAAATTTCGAAGAGACAAGACAACTGTTTATAAATAACGTTTTAACAGAGGCAGCTTCCGATGGGAATCCTGCCTTTTATAATAGCAACATCCTAGGTAGGTACTACCGTAAGGATTATTTTAAGG